AATTGTTCCTTGTGATGAGGAAGGTTGTCAATTCATCCTCATCCCGAATCCAGGCATTGCTCGAGCTGATCAACGTTCACCCGAAGCTGATCGTTTTCTACAATTTCAACTACGAACTGGAGGCAATGAGAACTGCTTTGGCCGATGTCTCGTATGGGGATTCGACCCTGTCAGTCGCAGAGTGGAACGGCCACAAACACCAACAGATCCCTAAGACTGATCGATGGGTGTATCTGGTTCAGTACGCAGCCGGCGCTGAAGGATGGAATTGCGTCGAGACGAACGCAGAAGTCTTCTTCAGTTTGACCTACTCGTACCGTCAGATGCACCAAGCGATCGGCAGAATCGATCGTCTAAACACACCGTTCGACGTCCTGTACTACTACGTCTTCTTGTCAAATTCTGCCATAGATTCTGCGATTGCCAAAAGTTTGGACGCGAAACGCGACTTTAATGAGAATCGGTCAGATCTGGCAAAGGGATTTAAATAGTGACAGGATGGTAGAAGCCGGGCCTGGGTCCGCCAATTAGGGCAAGCTACGCGAATTTCCTTAAGTTTTCCTTAATTTTGCAAGATCAACTGTCAAATCCAAGAATTTTACATAAAAAACTTTTTCGCGAGCTAAAGTTAATACCTAAGTATTAACTATGGCCTTTTTAAAAAAGTTTTTGCGAAAAATCTTGGCAATGACAAGTGGAGGTTCCGTGAGAGAAGAGTGGGCTCCCATCGCGGGTTCGGACAAGTACGTTGTCAGTAACTGGGGCAGCGTCATGAACCTCGAAACTGAGACCATCTTGACCCCGTCACGAAACAGGGAAGGGATCGCAAAGGTTAGTCTGTACGAACACGGCCACTACACTTCGAGATCAATCGCGATCCTCGTAGCGAAGGCGTTCGTCCCCCCAGACGAGGAGTGGTTCAATGCCCCGATCCATCGGAATGGTGACAAGATGGATTGCGATGCCAGCAACCTGCTTTGGCGTCCTCGCTGGCACGCTGTTCATTTTCACCGGCAATTCCACCATCCAGGTTTTCACCGTCATGTGCGTCTGGAGAATCTCAAAACCGGAGAACGTTACCGTCTCCTGGCAGATCCGTGTGTCCAATATGGTCTGCGCTACGTAGACGTCATCATGTCGTACACCAACCACGAGCCTGCGTTCCCCACTGGACATGAGTACCAACTGTTGTGACATCAGGTATTTTGTCGCGGGAAAATCGCAGCTTATAATAGAAGGAGTGAGATCAACCTCGTGCTCGAAGGCCCTTACAAAACAAGGTTAGTCAGAAGGATCGAGCGAGATCTCCCTGGCTCCTTTGTTTTGAAAAACGATGCGAACTATCTACAGGGAATTCCTGATCTCCTCGTCCTCTATCGCGTTCGGTGGGGGATGCTAGAAGTCAAGACGTCTGAGGATGCACCATTCCAGCCGAACCAAGAGTTCTATCTGGAACACCTTGACGCCATGGGCTTCGCGCGCTGCATCTACCCTGAGAACGAAGAGGAAGTCCTTCATGAACTTTACCGATCACTCACGCTACGCCGGACGTCACGCGTTCCTCAGCGCAAGTAACTACCATTGGATCAACTATGACGAGGACAAGCTCGAGCGTGTCTTCTTCACGGCCATGGCAGCGCAGCGTGGAACAGAGCTTCATGCACTGGCTCATCAACTGATCAAACTCGGGGTTAAGCTTCCCGATACTGGTCAGTCGTTGAATCAGTATGTGAATGACGCCATTGGCTACCGCATGACCAGCGAGCAGATCCTGTACTACTCGGACAACTGTTACGGCACGGCGGACACGATCTGTTTCCGAAAGAACTTCCTCCGAATCCACGACTATAAGTCTGGGACGAATCCCGCCTCGGTGCACCAGCTTGAGGTGTACATGGCGTTGTTCTGTTTGGAGTACAAGTTCAAGCCGTTCGAGATCGAAGCCGAACTGCGGATCTACCAGAACGACGAGGTGCAGCGGTACGAACCTGATGTGGACGCCATTTTCCACATCATGGATCGCATCATCACCTTCGACAAGCGTCTCGACTATCTCAGAGCGGAGGCGACTTCTTGATTATCACTGAGGAAAACTACCTCAAGCACTACGGCATCCTCAGGAAATCAGGTCGCTATCCGTGGGGTTCTGGTGGCAACATCGAATCTCAGAGTCGTGACTTCCTGGGCGAGATCGACAAGCTCAAGAAAGAAGGCTTGACGGACGAGGAAATCATGCGCGGTTTCGGCATGAACTCCACGGAATTCCGTCAGTCGAAGTCGATCGCAAAGAATGCCGTCAAGCAGGCGCAGATCGACCAGGCTCAGCGGCTCAAGGAAAAGGGCTACTCCAACGTTGCCATTGGCCAACGGATGGGTGTTCCTGAATCCTCTGTTCGTGCGTTGCTGGCACCAGGAGAGAAGGACAAGGCTAACGTCCTTCAGGCCACCTCGAACATGCTCAAAGATCAGGTTGCTCAGAAAGGCTTCGTTGATGTGGGGCTCGGTGCAGAGCTTCATGTCGGTGTGAGTCGAGAGAAACTGAACGTTGCGATCGCGAAGCTCAAGGCTGAAGGCTATGGGCTGCATTATGTGAAAGTTCAGCAACTCGGTACTGGGCAGCAGACCACGTTGAAGGTTCTGGCCAAGCCCGGAGTTTCGTACTCTGAGGTTTTCAAGAATCGTGACAACATCCAACAGATCACCGACCATTCACCTGATGGTGGTCGTACGTATCTGGGGATCAAGCCTCCGAAATCTCTGGACTCTCGGCGTATCGCAATCAAGTACGCCGAACAAGGAGGCACAGAGGCTGACGGTGTGATTCACATTCGACGTGGTGTGGATGATCTGTCGCTCGGCCGTTCAAACTATGCTCAGGTGCGGATCGCTGTCGACGGCACGCACTATCTCAAGGGCATGGCTATGTACAAAGACGACATGCCTGAAGGTGTGGATGTCGTCTTCAACACGAACAAGCACAACACGGGTAACAAGCTTGACGCCATGAAGGCGATGAAGACTGATCAACATGGTGCCATCGACAAGGACAACCCTTTCGGTGCATCCATCAGTCGGCAACATGGTGTGATGAACATCGTCAACGAAGAAGGAAGTTGGGACACCTGGTCGAGGAATCTCTCGTCCCAGTTCTTGTCCAAGCAGAGCCCTGCGTTGGCGAAGCAACAGTTGGACATGACATTCGAACGTCGTAAAAGTGAGCATGATGAGATCTCGTCGCTCACCAATCCGACAGTTCGAAGGAAGTTGCTTGAGGCGTTCGCTGAGGATGTGGATTCCTCTGCCGTGCACCTTCAAGCGGCAGCACTTCCACGTCAGGGTGGACACCACGTCATCCTTCCGATCTCGTCCATGAAAGAAGGCGAGATCTACGCACCCAACTTCCGAGATGGTGAACGGGTTGTCCTCGTGCGCCATCCACACGGTGGCATCTTCGAGATCCCTGAACTCACCGTGAACAATCGGAATCCAGAAGCCAAGCGAATCCTGGGTGCAGCGAAGGATGCTGTCGGTATCCACCATAAGGTAGCCGAACGTCTGTCCGGTGCAGACTTCGATGGCGATACGGTCTTGGTCATCCCGAACAATCAGAAACGGGTGAAGACCAAGCCTGCATTGGAAGGCTTGAAGAACTTCGATCCGATCTCAGCCTACCCAGCGTACGAAGGCATGAAGAAGATGTCGCCTCGTACCAAGCAGGTTGAGATGGGTGTGATCTCCAACCTCATCACCGACATGACCATTCGTGGTGCGAATGATGCCGAGCTTGCGCGCGCAGTTCGGCACTCCATGGTGGTCATCGATGCTGAGAAACACAACCTTGATTACAAGCGATCGGCAGTCGACAACGGCATTGCCCAGTTGAAGGCCAAGTATCAAGGTGGTGCCCGTGCTGGAGCATCAACCCTCATCTCGAAGGCAAGCTCTGAGCTTCGAGTCCCTGAGCGGAAACAGGGATTCAAGGTGGATCGAGCTACTGGGCAGAAGATCTTTACACCTACTGGTGAATCCTTTGTCAACCAACGAGGACGGTTGGTCAAGAAGACAACCAGAACTACGAAGTTGGCAGAGGCAAAGGATGCAAACACTCTCTCTTCGGGTACGCCTATTGAGAAGGTGTATGCGGACCACGCCAACAAGCTCAAGGCTCTAGCCAACCAGTCTCGCAGAGAAGCAGTCAACACAAAAGGTACCCCCTATTCGCCCTCTGCAAAGACCGCCTATGCAAAAGAAGTGGCCTCCCTCAATGCCAAGTTGAATCTGGCCCTCAGGAACGCCCCCCTAGAGAGACAGGCCCAGGTAGTAGCGAACGCCGTGGTCTCCCGAAAGAGGGCAGCCAACCCAGACATGGAGCCTTCTGATCTGAAGAAGATCAAGGCACAAGCCCTGGCTGAGGCCCGGATACGTACCGGTGCCAAGAAGCAGCGCATCCAGTTCACCGATTCAGAATGGGCCGCCATTCAGGCTGGTGCCATCAGTACGAACAAGCTCAACCAGATCCTGTCTAATGCAGACCTGGACCAGGTAAAGCAATTGGCTACACCTCGTACGCCAAAGCTGATGACATCCGCCAAGAAGAGTAGGGCTACCGCTATGCTGAATGCCGGCTACACGCAGGCTGAAGTTGCTGACGCCCTTGGTGTCTCATTGACTACTCTGAAGACTGGATTGGGAGAGTGATGGGCTATGTCAGAAAGCATGCTCACCACAACTGACAACCCTTACGATCCCTTCACACAGTTCGATGAGTGGTACGCCTTTGACGAGGCTGCTGGTTATCACTCGTCTGCTTTGCTTGCTCGAATCGTTCGAAGTTCTGATGATTTGAGTGAAGCTGATCAGTCACTCGCTATCGAAGATGCAATTGATGAAGTTGTTCGTGAGAACGTTCTTGGAATCTACAAGAAAGTTCAAACGTCCGATCAACCAGTTGCAGCCTGAGATCTGGGAGGATTCGAAGACGGGGGGAGGGGTCTCGCAAAATTGACCCCCCTCCTGCAT